GTGACGTAATCAAAGGACGAAATCGAAATGAGAGGAAGCTACACACAGCACCTGATTCGCACCAGCAGCCGGACACCGGCAGTTGAGAAAGCCCGGGACCTTCACCGGGAGGAATGCGAACGCCGTCTGGCCAAGATTCAGAATGGTGCAGACCCGGAGCACAAGAACGGACCGTGGCCGGGGCAGAAACCCGGCGAAGTCAAAGAATAACTGGAAGGACACAAACCTTCCCAGGTGGTGGACCGGAAACCTAGAAATCCACTCAAGCCCGCCGACTCCACCCGTAGGCGGGCGCTTTTTTTTTTTCATTTTAGGCCCACACTTCTGGTCTGAACCTGCGACTGTTATTATGACATGATAATTGGTTCAATCGTTGGAGTCGGTGCCGCAGTGGCCCTGGCTGTTGTCGTTACTGCCGTTGCCCTCACTCTGTTCTATCGCAGAAATGCGAACAAGCAGGGCGTGGTTAACAAGGAAATCGACAGCATCGCCAAGAAGCTCTGAGGCATCCGGCTGTTTTGTTAGCACACGCGGGGCCTCAGGCATTTCTGGGGCTCCGCCTTTTTCGTTTACCGTGAAAGCATTTATTCGATACAGACACTCCTCGGAAGCCGGAATAATTAATCTCGCGATTCGCTCTTGGCGCGCGTGCGGCTTCGACGTCAAACTTTTGCTTCCTGGCATGCCGGACCCTGACTCCGGGCTCCTGGTGAATCCTTGCCAAATTAATTTTGGCTTTCGGAATAAACCAAAGAAGCTGTTTAAACGCAGCACCAGGAAATTCGGCGCGCGCGGCTGGCGGAAGTCGCCAGTCGTAGAATTCCCCGCTGGCACCCCCGACACGGTTGTGCTCGCGTGCGGACGAATCCTTCCCTGATGCCGGACAAGATTACATCGTTACTTGCCCAGGTCGTCGCGCAGGAGATGCATCGTCACGAGGTGCAGGCAGCCGCGCGCCGGGTAGCAGACTTTTACAAAATCGCAAAGTTCCGCTGCCGGGATTCCGATGACCCGGAGATTGCGTATCCGGTGCTCCAGAATTTTTTGCACTCGCTGATGGAAAACCAGGGCATGCGAGAGGCTGCGCAGATTTTGTGGAGCCCGAATCAGTTCACCGCTGAGCCTGAAAGCGTGCGACAGGTGTGGGACTTGTTCGATACCTCGAACATGGGGCTGATTATGGGAGCCGCTAAGATGGGCAAATCGTTTTCGATGGGGGTGCGGCTGTTCCTCGAATGGGTGCGTGACCCGCTGTGGACTTCGATTCGCGTTGTCGGTCCGAGTGAGAACCATCTGGAAGAAAATCTATTTTCGCATCTAGTGGCGTTGCACAAGCACGCTACACTGCCCATGCCCGGGGAAGTAGGCGATTTGTATATCGGGCTCGACCGGCGCAACCAGCTATCGAGTATTCGCGGTGTAGTTATCCCCAAGGGCAATGTGAAGAAAGCCGGAAGGCTGCAAGGTGGTCACCGTAAGCCGCGACCGATGCCACACCCGGTATTCGGTCCGCTCAGCCGCATGTTTTTGTTCTTGGACGAAATCGAGAACATCCCCCAGGGTATTTGGATGGACATTGACAACGCACTGTCCGAAATGGAGAAGGACAGCGGGGGATTCAAAGTTTTCGCGGCTTACAATCCCAGCGACCTTTCTAATAAGGTTGCTGAGCACGCGGAGCCAGTCTTTGGCTGGAACGAAGTTGACGCGGACACACATTTTCGGTGGGTGTCGAAGCGCGGCTGGACAGTAATCCGAATCGATGGAGAAAGATGTGAAAACGTTATACAAAACAAAATCGTCTATCCCGGGCTTCAAACACGGGAGGGGCTTGAGACAATCGCCCTCAACGCGGGTGGCAGAAATGGCAGCGGATACCTCACCATGGGCAGAGGAATGTATCCGTCACAGTCACTCGAAGCAACTGTCGTTCCTTCCGGGATGTTTTCGAAATGGCGGGCGGAGGTTATCTGGTATCGAGAGCCAGAGCCGGTAGGCGCGACAGACCTTGCGCTCGAAGGTGGCGATGATGCAGTCTATGCGCTCGGAAAATTCGGGCTCGCATCCGGCGTGAAGTATCCGCCCAGCCTGAAGCACCCGAACGGTGAGACGGTGCTGTTCCACGACAAGAATAAGCGAATCGTTCCTCGATGGTGCCTGGAAGCGTCGCAGCTTTTTACTCTGCCTAAGGCGGAGACGCGCGGAATGACCGACAACATCATCGCGACCAATCGTAAGGCCGGGGTGAAAGGCCAGTATTATGCGTGCGACCGCACCGGCCACGGCTCCGGAGTGGCGGACCTGCTAAGAGACGAATGGTCCACACAAATCCATGACGTGAACTACTCCGAGAGCGCCGGGGACGACAAAGAGAAGCTCATGTCGGAAGACTCCAAGTCGTGCAATGAAGAATACGAGCGGATGTATTCGATTTTGTGGTTCGCGATGAAAAAGTGGGGAGAGTTTCAGTATTTTTTCATCCATCCCTCGATGGATATTAGCAAGGTGATGATTCAAGTTACCAGCCGTCGTTTTAAGACGACCGCAGGTAAATCCAAAGTAGAAAGCAAACGCGATTATGAGAGCAGAGGATTCCAATCTCCCAACGAAGCAGACGCTATCACCCTACTCATACACGCAGCACGGAAAGGCTCTGGTCTTACGTTATCGATGCGGGGCACTGCCGTGGATGTCCCACGCGGACTGGACGACACCGACGACTGGCCCGTCCCAGGAACTGAGAACGGGTTCCGAATCGACGCGTCAAACGCGTCCGATTACCTTGACCAATCTATGCGCGCGCCAATCGATGTAGAGAACCCGATTTTATGAAGACGTTGAATCCAAACATTCACCCGCACGCGGGACACTTTTTCAAAGACTCAGATGGCGCTACTCTCCGCGCCAGCACTTGGGCCGGGGTTATCAAACGTGTGACGCTGTATCGCCAGCGCGCGGGGTATCCTCCCGGTAATCCGGAGCAGGAGGTAATCGCCCAGGCGTGTTCGCGCGACCCGGTGCTGTGCCGGGAGGACAACGGGGAACATGCGGCCCAGGTAAAACGGCAGCCGCTGAAGGCGCGCGTTCTCACTTGGTTAACACGGACCAAGGCAGACAAAGAAAAAGAATTCGTGGAAGAGACAGTTGCTCGTCAACGCGCGGCTATCTGCGCGACGTGTCCGAATAACAAGGACCTTCCTGGAGGATGCGCGTCTTGTAGGGCTGCTACGAAAATTCTCCGGGAGCAGATTATCGAGCGCCGTTTTCAGGATGGAAGACTTCGGGCCTGTGATGCGCTCGGCGAAGACTTGCCCACCTCGGTGAACCTGGAGCTTCAGTCAGTCGAAGATGCGTCACTCCCGGCAAACTGCTGGAGGAAGCGCACGATATGATTTTGGTCTTCCTAAAGTTCTTCGCGGCATATTTTCGGGCTAAGCTCGCCAGCTTCCAGGGCTATGAGGTGATTGCCCCTCCACTGGCGCAGGACCGGCGTTTGGAGATTTGCAATATGTGCGACTTTTTCCAGGACGGGGAGTGCCTGAGGTGCGGGTGCTCCGTCGTCGCGAAGACGATGATGGCGACCGAGAAATGCCCGATAGGCCGATGGAAACGGCTTTGGATAAGGAAGAAGAATTGACAACCACCCGCTACACAGCGACTTCTCTACTGAGCAATGGCAGTCAATGACCACTACACCGCTGGGGCTGGCGGGCTGAATCCTTATCCCCAGAACTACCTCGGCAGCATAATCCAGAGCCCAGAGCTTGATGCGAAGGGCAAGCCGACGCAACATTCGATTCGCGATGTCGGTATGGCGCGCGACGTGGTGAAGACCGTCATCATGGCTGGCCGCAACCGCTCTATTGTAAACTCGCGCATCCTCGCGAAGTATAACGCGGAGCGGCCCTACGACGCCTACAAACTGGAAGCCGAAGGGCTCGGCTGGCGGAGCAATTTTACGACCAAGCCCCTGCCCGCGATGATTGAGCGAGTGGCCCCTCGTTTTAAGGGCGCAGTAGACGGGCTGAAGTATTTCACTAATTCCTCGCTGTCGAACAAGTGGCAGAACGCTTCCGAGAAAACCGAGAAGTTCCGTGAGGTAATCACCAGGGTGATTCGAAATCGGAAAGGCTGGACCACCCTCCTGGAAGATATCGCTTTTGATAACGCAATTTTCGGGCACACCATCACCGCGTGGCTGGACGAGTTTACTTGGTTCCCCAATCACTTCAAGCAGGACGAAAGTTTTGTAGCGGACGGGACAAAGTCAGACCCTCGCATGGCACAGATTGTGGTGCTGAAAGAAATCTTTTTGCCCCATGAGCTTTTCCGTCATATTAAAGACCGCGAAGCTGCGGAAGCTGCGGGTTGGAATCTCAAGAATACCATCGAGGCAATCAACACCGCTTCGCCGATTCAGATTCGGGACCGGCTCAATGTTGGTGGCACCCTTGAAACTTGGTATCAGAACGCTCTTCGTGAGCTTACGATTGGTGCCAGTTACATGGCCGGTAACTCAGTCATTGTGGTATACACGCTGCTCGCCAGAGAAGTGGACGGGAGTGTGTCGCATTATCGTATGGCCGGTCCTGGGATGCTGGAGATTTTCTCGCGCGATAATCGTTTCCCTAGTATGGAGGATACCTGTTCGTTCTTCTCCTTCCAAAAGGGCAACGGCACTCTGCACGGTTCCAAGGGAGTCGGACGCGACATTTATGAGATGGCGGGAATGATTGACCGCACTCGCAACGAGGTTGTGGACCGGCTGATTATGTCCGGCAAGATGGTCGTGCAAGGCGACGTGAAGAGAATCCATACGTTCAAAATGAGCGTCGTGGGCTCGACGGTAATTTTCCCAACCGGCTGGGATATCCTGGAACGACGGCTCGACGGTAACGTGGACGGATTTTTGAAGCTGGACGTTTATTTCAACCAGCTTGTGGACACCCTCATTGGGAGCACCTCGGTGCCGCAGATGGAAGGCGCGGGCGAAGCGATGCGCTCACCGGCTGCCTGGAATCTGTTGGCCCAACGCCAGGAGGAAGGCCGGGACGTTCGAATTACTCGTTTCATGGAGCAGTTCGTGCAGATGGTGGGCACGATGCAGAAAAGAATTTGTGACCCTCAGACGATAGACGACGACGCGAAGGAAGCCCAGCGTGAACTGCTGGAGTTCATGACGAAGGAAGAAATCAAGGAGCTTTCGGGTTCCCCGGTGGCGGGCACCATCAAAGATTTGACTCCGCTCGAACGCCAGCTTATCGCTGCGTTCTGTGCAGAGAAGAAAGGCAATCCGCTTTACAATCAGCACGCTCTCGAAGTCGAAGACATCCTCGCGCGCCTGGGCAAGGATTACGTGGACAAGGTTTTGCTGCCCGACCAGGACCCTACCGAACAAGCGGAGCAACAGCGCCAGCAGATGCTGGAGTTTATGTTGCTGTCGCACGGAGAAGCGGTGCCGGTCTCGAAGCGAGACAACCACATGATTCACCTCCAGGTGTTGATGCCGTCCGCAGAGCAATTAGCCCAACAGATGGGCCAGGGACAATTCGGGACCGACTCTCTCGAAGCGGTGATTGCGCACATCAACGAGCATTACAACAATGCGGTCCAGCAAGGTGTGAAGCCTGAGGCACTCGCGCAGATTAAAGATTTTCTAAGCAAGGCCGGACAAGCTCTGGCACAATTACGTCAGCATGACCAAGCAGCCCAACAAATTGCTGACGCACACGGTCACCTCTCCACGGGGGCACCCCTGCCTCCGGGAGTTTCACCCAACATAATGCCCCCCGATGGAAATAACAGCCCAACCTCTTGACTGGACTTCGAACGACGAAGAACAACTAGCTAGATTTCTCACCAGCCCGACTGGACAGAGATTTATTCCGAAGCTTCTGGAAGTAACCCCGGCTCTGCTGGAGCAGGGTCACGTCAACAAAATTTTGATTCGCAGTGGAATTGTTCGCGGATTCCAGATTCTCGCCTCGGAGATTTTGCGGCTCGCGCACCCATCTTCCAAACCTACTGAGCAAACGCCTACGGAATATCCGGCGTTGGACGACGACGCCAAGTGGGGCAAGCCGCCACCGGAGCCCGCTCTCGATTTTGTGCCGGATATTGTTCCAGCACCCGAACCAACACCTGAATCCCAGATAACCAAGGAATAAGTTATGGCAAATGAACCCCAGAATACTCCCCCGGCTGCGGTCCCTGACCCGGCTGCTAATAATGCTGAAGTCGCCGCGAGGCTGGCCGCACAAGACGCGGCGGGTCAATCAGCGGCTGGCAAGCCTTCTGATTTTGAACCGGTGGCGTCCGCACTGGATAATTTGGCTTCGGCCAAGCAGAGGGAAATTGAAGCTGCTGCGGCTGCTGCGGTCCAACCTGCTGCGGCTGCCCCGGCTGCCCCGGCTGCGCCTGCTGCTCAACCTGCTGCGCCTGCTAAGACGCCGGAGGAATTAGCCGCTGAAGCTGCTGCGAAAACTGCTGCTGATGCTGCGACCGCTGAAGCGGAGGCTGCCAAGTTGCGAGCCCAGGATGTTTTCAAGGACGTTCCCAGTCTTCCCCAGGGCAGCGCGCCGAAAGCTTCTGAAGCATGGAACGCTCTCAAGGAAAAAGCGGCCAAAGAGATTTTGGACCGCGACGCAAAAATTGCAGAGCTTACCAAACAGAACACTGACCTGACCACCCGGGTTAGCACGCCGACGACTCAGCAACTCGAAGCTGAGAAGGCGATGAAAGATTTGTCTGAATGGCGGGCCAAGCTCGACCTGAAGTTCGACCCGCGATTCCAGGAATACGACAAACAGGTTTCCGACATTCACGAATTTGTTTACGCCCAGCTTCGCAAACGGGCTGACGTCGTGGGCGAGAACGTGATTGACGAAATCAAGAAACTCGGCGGGCCTGAGAACTGCAACCTGTCGGAGCTTTTCAATAAGCTCAAGGACCCGGTTCTTCAGCGAATCGTGGAATCGAAAATGTCGGACGCGTTGCTGGCCGGTCACAAGAAGGAGCAGGCAATCAAAGAGGTTGAGTCTAACATGGGCGAATACCTCAAGCAGCGGGAAGACGCTTTCCGCAATGCCCAGACTTCTCACACCACGGCAACGAAGCAAGTGCTCGACCCGATGCTCTCGAAGCTCGACTGGTTCAATCCGAAAGCGGATGACGAGAACGGTAAGAAATTCGTGGAGGATTTGAAGGTCCAACTTGCGTCTGCGCTCCAGGATGATTCGCCGCAGATGCGCGCTATTTTGCTGACCGGCTTCGCGCAGATGTGTCATCTCCAGAACGCGAACAAGGCGCAAGCGGCAGAGCTTACGACTACCAAGGCCGCGCTCGCAGAGGCCCAGGGTTTGCTGGACCGCATCAAAAATTCCAGCACCTCACGGTTGCGTGAGTCCGGCGCTCCACCGAATGCTCAGCCCGCACCTCCTCCCAAGCAGAACGAATTTACAACTCGGCCTGCTGACGCCCTCGATGCCCTGGCCCAACAGGTCATGGCGCAACGTGTGGCTAAAGGTGCGGTATGAACGAGTTAGTGGTCCCTTCGGACCACAGCGAAGGGGTGACACCAGTAGTGGTGCCACCCCGAAATACTATCGTTCCCCTTCAGTCGAAGGTGCTGATAGTTACGCCGTGGCAAAAACAGGTCTCGCCGGTCACGTCGTTTTGCGTCTCTCAGCTTAGCGACCGGAGACGCACTGCGACCGCGTTACATTTTGGTGACGCGTTCGTGGCTCATTCTCGAAACTCGTGCGCGGACACCTTTTTGGCGTCTCAGTTTGAGTGGCTGCTCACCATTGATGACGACATGATTGTTCCCTTCGGGGATGACAATTGGTTTCGTCACTTCACCGGCTGGGGTTTCGACAAAAAATTCATGGGCTGGAATGCCCTCGACCGTTTGTTGAGCCATGGCAAGACCCTGGTGGGCGCTCTTTATTTCGGGCGGCACAAGGGCGGGCCTCCAGTATACAACGAGGGCTCCGCAAACAAGCAGGAAGCGGAGTATGCCGCGCGCGGGCCTTATGATTTAATCAAGCCGACTCGTTGGGTGGGCACCGGCTGCATGCTGATTCACCGAAAAGTATTCGAGGACATCGAAAAAAAGTTCCCACGGTTGGCCAGGACACCGAAGGGCACCGGGGGAAACTGGTTTACGTCCACCGAAGCGACACTTTTGCGCGACGTGGACTTCATTCGCTCCCAACTCCAGGGCAAACCGCTCGACGGGAAGGTGGCTTACGACGTGATGAATGGTCTCGAAGGCGCAGCAGCGAAGGCTGCATTCGAAAATCCGCTCGGCAGCGGTGAAGATGTGAGTTTTTGTCTGCGTGCTATGGCTGCGGGGCATCAACCTTACGTGGACATGGGGCTTAGGTGTGGGCATATCGGCCACTGGGTGTTCTGATATGAAGAAAATTCTCCTCGCGCTCCAGTATTGGGAAGGTGACCGCGCCGCGTCAGCGAAACTGCTCAAGTTTTTAGCCGACCTGGAGCCGAAACATTGCGAGCTAGCGGATATTCTGCTTGTGAATCGCTTCGACTGCCTCCCGGAGACATCTGCGGCGACCTACGCAGAGCGGAAGTTCAACATTTTCAGTCACACCAGCCGTCGCCGTGGCACCGGCTGGCCGAATGGCTGCAATGACTTGTGGTTTTCGACCATGGAGTGGGTGCTCGGCTCTATGGAGACGAAGAAGTGTCCCGACTACAAAGCTGTTTTCACTTTTGAATCGGACGGAGCACCTATTTTCCAGGATTGGGTCCGAAGATTGAGCTTCGCGTGGGACCGGGTGCAGTCGAAATCGAAAATTTACATCGCGGGTCCCTACATTCCGCCCCCGGTTGAGCACATCAACGGAAATATGATGATTTCCACTGACCACAAATTTTTGGACTGGCTCGTCCGGCGCGTTTCCGGTTGTCCGGCGAACATTGGATGGGATTATTACCTTTTCAGTGCGTTTAAACGATGGGGTGTTGCGAACATTCCGGAAATCGTAAGCCTGTATCACACCAAGGACTATACTGACGAGAGATTTCGCGAATTCCGAGAGAAACCAGTGGCCTGGGTTCACGGGGTGAAGGACACCTCGTTGCTGGAGTGCTCGCGGGCTCATTGGCTGGGTAAAAGGGAGCCCGTTGACCCCTCGAAGGAGCCGAATCGATTTTCTGGGGAGTTTTCCAGTTCAGTCAGCAGTCAAAATTGAGGTTGACGCATTCCGTCGCCCCCGCGACATCTAAATAGCACCTTAAGCAGGTCTCCCCCGGTGCTTGGAGAATCGGCCTTACGAATTTCTGCTGCTGGGCCAACAGTGGAAACTGAGTCGCGGGTGACAGCGACAAAAACCTGAAGCTTCGGCTTCAAACACAGTTTTTACTATGGCTTTTTTCTGCGATGACCCTAGCGCAATCAGTGATATTGCGTCTAAGGACACAAACCGAATCGTCGGCACCATTGCCAAGGCTCTGGCTGCCAATGCTCCTTACATGAACGTAATCACCGGTGGGGTGTTCCCATCCGGCACGTCTGATGCAATCCGCTCGATTGTCCAGATGCAGGCGGCTCCTGGCGACTCTCTCGCCATTCCCACCTTCGTCTGTGATACCGACATTTGCGGTCAGACCGGTCATCAGGACCTAACCGACACTGTCGAATTCACTCTCCGCCTGGAAAGCTTCCGTGGCCGAGGCCCCAACATCTGCGTTAAGAAAGGCTATGCGGCTTTCAAAGGCAGCTATGTGATGGCTGAGGACTCGCTGAAGAAACTGGTCGTGCAATACATCAACGCGGACATCCGCGCTCAGTTGTATCTGCGCTCCGCCAGCAAGTTCACGGCGAACGCGAATTACGACTTCAACAGTCTTTTCACCGGTGGTCTGGAAACCGACCTGGGTGTGAAGTTCGCACCGTTGCTGCCCACTGGTCCCATGACCTTCAAGGCGCTTCATTACATCGCGCGCTACATGCGCGAGGTTTTGTTCGCTGAGTGGTATGGCCAGGACAGCGGCATGCCTCACTTCCGTTTCATCGGCGGCTCCGACCAAGTGGAATATTTCCGCTCCGAAGTCGGCGTCCAGAACGTGATGGTGGCTCTGACCACTGGCGGATACAAGATGGGTGAAACCACCTTGACGGCTTACTCGTTCGAGCAGAGCCCCGCTTACCGTGGCCTCGCCTTCGGCGTGGACCAGCGGCCTTTGCGCGCGACCGGCTTCAATCCGGACGGCACGCTCGCCCTGGTTGACCCCGTGGTCATCGTCGCGAATCCTTCGCGCGGTGTCGCGTTCGCGAAACCGAATCCGGCGTGGCTCTCCGCGCCTTATGAACTCGGCATCCTGATTGCCGATGGCTCGTTCGAGCGTCTCGTCCCCGAGAAATACGTGGGCGAAGGCTCGTTCAAATTCGCGCCCCAGCTTCACATGGGTGAGCTTGAGTGGCACTACCAGATTGACAACCAATGTAACCAGTGGGGTGACTTTGGTTGGCACAAATACCAAATCACCCGCGCGTATCGTCCGCTGCGTCCTCAGCACATTGTGCCGCTGCTTTACAGCCGCTGCCAAGCTGACCTGGGTCTCGTGGCTTGCGCTAGTGCGAATGGTTCCAGCTTCAGCGGAGCCGACAGCTTCATCAACGTTGGGGTGTGCGGTGACAACGAAGCCCCGGTTGTTGGTCCGGGTGTTCCGACTCTGTAACCGCTCGTCGGGGTAGGGGAAACGTGGGGTGGGCGGTTTAGGCCGCTCACCCCTTTACAACTGAATCCGCAACATGGCCGCTGATACAAAGTTCCGGCAAGGTGACACCGAATGGGACCTTGCAAGAAAAATTCTTCAGCGGCTAAATTCTTTTATCAACGTGGCATCTGATACATCAACTCAATTTGCGCAGGGCGATACTTTATACAACATAAAGCGAAAGACCTTGCGGCGGCTTAACCAACTTTTTCCCTCCGCCACCGGCGACGTCGTCTGGAGACAGGGGGATTCTCAGTGGAGCATCGAAAGAAAAATTCTTCTGGTGCTCAACCAGGACACGGCGATTCCTATTCCGGAGACACCTGCGGTAGTGCAAAGCAAGTGGGGGTCAGGCTCGGCGGATACTACGAGCGTGACTTTAACTGGAGTCACGGCAGGCAATATGATTGTGGTAGTAGCGGCAATCGGCGCCACCAGCCCAGCGGCCCCAGTAGACGGGGATTGTGTAGACGGAGTGTCCGACTATACGGTCGATTCGTCAACTCCAGCAATCAACACTTTTTATCGGTTCGCCGTTTGGTCTAAGGTCGCGGCAGTCAGCGGCAACCTCACTATCACTGTAGGAAACGGGGGCGTATTGGTCAATGCGCTTAATGTTTGTGCCTACGAGATTTCGGGCTTGGCTCTTAAGATGTTTGATTCTGGCAACGATGGAGTCGGAACGAGCGCCACTCCCACAACGGATATTTTTGGGACATCGTCCGCAGGGGTAATCGTAGCTGTCGAAGCAGAGTTTACCGGGGGAGCAGGAATTACTCATACTGCCGGACCTGGATATTCGATTTCAGATTCCGGCAACGCACACGGGGATGAGAACTCAGGCGCTTTGCTGGCGGGCTGCGCGGAGCATAGGGTAACGACTGGGGCGCTCGATGTAACGAATGCGTCCTGTGTTTTAGCCCCAGACCAATCCTGGGGGATTCTGGCTGCGGCTTATAAATAAACATGAAGACTTTGAAAGATGTTTTGGACGAGGCTGGGGTGGAGGAGACTCATTGGCCTGTAGACTACCGGTTGGAACCGGGGGAAGTCATCCAGGATAAAACGCGGGATGAAACCACCCGCATACCGATTATTCGTAATGACGGGAAGCGATATAACGGCACCGCAGAAAGTTGACAGAAGTATGTTGTCACCATTTCGAGGGAAAGAGCTTTTTGCTCTAATCCCAATCAACATTGGGCTCGAAGGAGTCCGGCGCTTTATGGTAGCCCATCAAGCGGAGCTAACCGCTGCCCTCACCGTGGTTCAAATCCTGGTGGGGCTGGGCACGTTGGCGATTATCATCAAAAAACTCCTGACCAAGAAACCCGAATGAAGGCACTGATTCCCCTCCTATTTAGTTTGGTGTTGCTCACCGGCTGCGGGCTTATCCCGAAGCGAGTGGAGCTTTTCCAGAGCAAGGTCCACAAGGTCCCTGAGTTTTCCGACCGACAGGTTGAATTTCAAAAGCGCGCGGCGTATCTCGCGAAGCAACGCGCGGCTGATACGGTGGATGCGGCCATTTCGACCGGCGCTTCCACTAACGTGGTCGTTCCCGCGCGCGATGCTGAGAAGCTGACCGATGCTGTGTCCACCTCGCTAGGTCCTCCGCTGACTGCGGTGACCAATGCCGACATTGCGACTGCTAATCTGCGGCATGCGACGGCGAATCGAGATGAACGTATTAGCGATTTCAAAAATTCGAATGACGTCAACGCCGGGAAGAAAATCGAAGGCACCGGCCTTATCCAGGTGCCATATTTTCTGTGGTCCGGTGGATTCCTGGTGGTTATTTTTGTCGGCTGGCATCTCGCGAAGACCGCGCTCACCGTCGCGTCTGCGGCTAACCCTGGGGCTGCCGTAGGGGTGGGGGCGATGAACATCGCGGGCAATCTTGCAGGCAAGGGCCTGCATCAGGTTGTTCTCGGCGGGTCTAATTTTTTGAAGTGGGCTGAATCCTCGCTGGACCCTGTCGTGAGTAAACAAGTCACCGATGCATTCATCGCGCATCAGAAGGAAGCGCAGGATGGCGACGTGAAGTCGGTGGTCAAAACATTAATAAACTGATATGCCAGAGTGCTTAGATTGCGGCCAGACCGACCCGAATCCGAATCCGCTGGATAGTTGCAGCCGACCGGCGTGCGATAACCCG